CTGTATTCAATAATAGCTTTCTGTTCAGGTGTCGCATTTCTATACACATCTTCAACCGCTGTGATAGTTGCCTGTAAGTTACGATATTTATCATCTTTATGTAGCTCAATTATTTCATTTTCTACAGGACTGCTTGGAAGATTAGATTTCCCCCCACCAGTATTTGTATCTTGAGGTTGATATAATAATTCATATCGTCTGTATAATAACTGCCCTTTCATATCTTCGTACTTACGAAAGAACTGTTCTAACTTTGGTATGTCTTCTTTACCTAGATTCATAAGAAACCTCCGATACTTAATTTCTATTATCTTTAAAATATTTAATCTGCTTATTCAATAATTCATTAAGTTGCTTATGCTCGCTTAGTTTAATTCTCAATCCAGTTTGAACACATAATGATATTAAGAGTGCAATAGCTAATATGATCGAAACAATAATCCACATTTAAAATTCATCGTCCTTTCGTATATAGTTTTTCTATATCTATTTGATCGTTCTTATGGTAAAAATCCTTAGGCACTTCCACCTCATCGTTTGCAGTCAACTTATAATACAACTCTCTACCAATCCATTTTCCTAATTCGTACATTGCGATAGTGAACCATATTTTGATTATCCTTTTAATCATTACTACGCACCTCACTTTTAAAATTAATATCTTTTACAGTGATACTATTATGATCTTCTAATAAGTAATAATAACTAGATAAGAAATTTGCTATAACTATAGGGTGCTTAACAGCCATTCCTTGTTGAGTATCAATTCCGGACAATTTTAAATAATACACGCCGTTATAATTGATCACTGAACAATCACCAACAATCAAGGTGTCATCTTCTATTTCAAACTCAATGCCTTTGCTAATTAATTCTGAAGTTATTATTTTGAAATCACTCATTCCGTTCACTCCTTATTCAATCTGTCCGTTAAAACTTTTAGAAATTTACCGTATTTCTTTATCGTTTCAGCTGCATTTGTATTTTGTGCTTTTCCAAAGCCTCTTCTTTACTCTCTGCATTAATCACAGTTGCCGTCTGATTATCTTTGAGCTTTGCTACATGTTTGTGTTGTATACCTGATGAATCAGTGAATGTTGCGATTATATATTGTTGCATTTTTCAATCACTCGTTTTACTAAATCTCTGATATAAAAGAATAGTTGTTCTATTAGTTTTCGTAATCTCAAAAAGTTATATAGATTTAATGTTGAATTGGAATAGTTTAATTTATGTTTCACTTCCCTAGCACCTCTTTTACTCTTTCTAATATATCTTTATTACACGTATCCTTTTTCTGCGTCTGCTGTTCCATCTTGTCTTGCATGGTTATGCTCCATTTTCTTTTTGTATGCGTCAATAAGTTGGTTGATAGAGTAGTGTACTTTTCCAATAGCTAAAACTAAATGCAATGGTGTAATTATTTTCTTTTCATTCACTAAATTATTAATTTCAGTTAAAAACGTTTTAGTATAATCTTTATCATAAAAATCAAATGCGTTTTCGTATTTTAAGGCATTAATCTTATCCACAACTTCATGAGAATGTTTTTCTTCAATGTTCCTTTGATTTGCAATACTCAATCCAAAGGCCAACATATCTGCCAACTCGTCTAATTGAACATCTAATGGCTTACCTGGTTTCTTCTTCCAATTCTTGAACGTTTCTAATGTGTTAAACCATTCAAAAAACTCAACAACATAGGCAATTCTGCTATCCTGTAAATTAAGTGTCGGTATTCTACTGTCAAAGTCCTTTTGTATTTGTAATAATTCTTCTAATTGATCTACTGTTAATATATTTGTCATTTATTGTTCCTCCTTGTATTTTCTTGTGTTCCAAATTTTAACCAATTTACCAACACTATCTGTTTCTACATGTAACCATGTAGATGGTTGTATTTTACATTTACGGTTAGTACATTCGATTAATGCTCGGTTTATTGAATATCTTATATCAGCTTGACCACCACAAAATGGACATGGTTTAATCTCTTGAACACTCATCACTACCACGCTCCAAATCGCTTATTTTATATTTAACGGCTTTAAATGCAGTCAATAAGTTTCCAAAGTATTCAAAGTCATTAGAATCTTGTGCAAACTCTTGTCTTGTAGTTAACATTTCAATTTTGTCTAATGTATATTCCTTTATTTCATCAAAAGCTTCTGCCTTCTTTTTAATTTCTGCCATATCATTGATGAGTTCATCACGTTGTTTCTTGTATGAGTCACGTTCATCTCTGAACTTCCACCAATCACTACGCGGATAGCTTTCGTCTAAATCTAAGTCTTTATTCTTGATAAATTCTAATAATTGTTCTTTAGTTATTTCTGCCATTCCTCATACACTCCCTATTCTTTCTTATATTTTCTTTCTCAACTTTCATCGTCACTCTGCTTCCTGCTACTTTAACCACAAAGCCTTTAACACCTATCTGTCGTAACTCCTGTTGTATTTCTGTAGGCGTCTTACCTTGTGTGTTGTATCTGTATCTTTGATTGATTGTGTCGGATAGTATCATGCGTTCATCTTCTCGTATTCGTCTGCCCACATATACATCAATCCGTCACTCACATATCTACGGTTGCACTTTCTAGCAATGTTGCGTCTGTCTATGAATAATACTTTTCCAGCTTCTACTGTGCTTGCGAATTCCTCTACAATTTTGTTGTCGCTATCTACTAGATATAATGGTTTAGATACACCTTTATTTCTGCGATACACTCTATATTTTTGTAATGTAGACTGGAATAAGTTATCTGCAGTAAAGTTGTTGTATCTACTATCTTTCGGATATGCGTGTAATCCGTTTTTCAAGTTACCGATAAACGTTTCATATACAATATCTGCTGCACGGTACTTCTTATTTTTATAAATAACTGTGGAAATACCGTTACAACCATTCGCAAATTTATATTTACCATCAGGTCTTTTCATTCTGCCTAAGTTACTTACATATAAGTCGTACTTATCGCTGTACTTCCAAATTTCATCTTTTGCTACTACTCTTTCGTTAAACTCCTGTTTCTTATTCACTCTCGGCATTGTGTCGGTAAAGAAACACTTTAGCTTATCGTTATATGTGCCACGTTCTTTTTGGTACCACAGTGTATTTAGTGGAATACCTGTAATGTTGTGCAAATGAGATAGGTCTGTCTTAGTCACTGTGTGAGTGAATGGTTCATACATATACACCATAATTAGTCCTCCTTATCATTCTATTGACCTTTCATATATATTTTTTAATTCCTTATCTACATCAATTCCTAAATTGTTTTCGAGCTCTAACATTTTTTGTTTACTTTCTCCTTCTAATTGACTTCTTAATATTCTCCAAGCTTCATACATCAAAGAGGCATCACTAAATTGATCGACCATCGAAAAAAAATCTTCGTTGTCCATATAAATACTTTCTTCTTCGTCTTCAGAAAATGGAGTAAATGTTGTAGTTATTTGACAAGCGTTTTGTGAGATATACCAAAAATCTACATCATATGCCATTTCCTTCTACCTCCAATTTTTCGATTAATCTATCTGCATAATCTCTAGCTTTTTTGATGTCTGCTAGTTCATTGTCCTTTCTTCCTGCTCTAACTGGATATTTAATCATGTTACCTTTCATAAAACCTTTAAATTCTTCAAATGTTAACTGTTGGTATAAGAATTCGATAACATCAATTCCTTTTCTTCCTTGATAATGTGACGGGTGGTTAACCTTGTCATCTAACGTCTTTTCTACTTCTTTACTGGTTGGTTTAGGTACGCTGATAAAGTCATAATTATCGTCTATTTCAATAGTGCCAATGCCATCAACTTTTACTACCGCGACGTATATTAAATAAAATACATCTTGATATACGTTCAATACTTGCCCGTACCTTTGCTTGTTGTCTCTATCAGAAAATTTTATATATTCTCCTATACTTAAATCTCCAACACTCATGATCTAACCACCTTTCTAGGGAAGATGTCATTTTCCATAAGGTGCGCGCACCATTCACCACGAGGGTGTTTTTGAGGTACTGTGAATAAATGTGGTTTCTTACGTTTCAGCTCTTGTAATCTGCGTTGCTCCATTCTCTCTTTATAACTAGCGATGTCGTTCTCTTTAGGTTTTAAACTTTCCCACTCACTACGTCTTACTCCAATAGGAGCTTCTATTGCGTCTTCAAACTTCCAACCAGAAGCTAATCTTTGTCTTAAGATATCGGGATTGATATCTGCTTCTTTCATTTTCTCTACTACATCTGGTGTAATAGAGAAGTATTTATTTTTAACTCTCATTTTTGTTGCTTCCATTTAATTCAACTCCCATCCAGTTTCATCTATATCTACTCCCACAACTTCTGCTTCTGACAAAAACTTGTCTTTATCATCGTGGTATAACTTGTTATAGAATTCTTCCTCTTCATACATATCGCTTACTCTGTTGACTTCAACAGGAACTTTTACTTTCATATCAACTTTCGCTTTGATTTCTATTGTCCCTTTGTACATTCACTCCACTTCCTCTACATTCATGATTATTTTTGGTTCTTCTGCATATTGCTTAAAACTTTCAATGTGTGCAATTTGGTTATCATCTTTCCATAAGTGATCGTTAGCAGCGTCTAGCACTGTTTTGATTAAATTGTCTATATCTGGTTTCGTACGTTTATATTGACCTATCGATATTAACTTTTGATTCTTAGTCCAACTTTTAGGTGGTGCGAAGTAAAAATATATTGATACTTTCAATCTACTGTTCAACATCTTTTTAGGTAATTGACTCTGTATATATGCTTTATGCTTTGTATAAGACGTTGGCATGTATGTTTGGATAAACTTACCTGCATTCCTAAAACGTGGACGAGGAGAGCCGATAGGTTCCTTATACGTATCGTTAAAATTAATCTCTATTTCCATAACTCACCTCAAAATAATAATTCGTTAATTGTCATCTGTTGTTGCAGTTCTTCTTTTCTGAACAACTTATGTTTACGTTTAAGTTTTTCTAGTTCATCTTTCGTTACTGTTCCTGAGAATGTGTTTCTAAAGTGTATGCCTGCATAGTTACCTAGTTTGAATGTATCTTCTCCTAACGGCGTTACACTACACATCTCCCAACCGTCAATTTGATACAACATGTATTGCTTTTTAAGTCCGTCGATAAGCCCCATCTGGTTGCCTCCATTTCGTTTCATTCATGATTAATTCCTGAACTTTTTCATATTCGTCAAATGGTGATATCGTTTTGTTTTCTAACAAACGTTTAACTGCCCAGCCTGACTCAATAAGCGTCTTAGCTATTAATGGGTCGTTTTGATAATCTTCTCGATACATAACGCCTAACAACTTTTGATATTCAACTACTTTCATGTGAAGAACCTCTGCGTTTTCTTGTAGTACTCAAACTCAACTACACCTGTTTCTCCGTCTTTATTCTTTGCGATGTTACATTCAACAATTGACTTGCCTGAGTCATCAACATCATCACGGTTGTAGTAATCATCTCGATATAACAACATAGCTAAACTTGCATCTGCTTCAATTCCACCTGCTTCTTTCATGTCAGATAGCATAGGTCTTTTGTCATTTCTTGTTTCTACACCTCTGCTCAATTGAGATAGCAACACAATAATTGCACCTGTTTCATTTGCAATAATCTTCAAATCTCGCGATATCTTTTCGATACCATTACGACGATCTAACTTACTGTCTGTCTGCATAAGTTGTAAGTAGTCAATGAAGATAACTTGTTGCACATCTTTGTTTTTCATCGCTTGTTTACGTACATCATGTGTAGTAATATTGCTTTTATCGTGTATATCTATATCAAGTTTGAGTATTCTGTCTGCTGCAGTTGTTAAACGTGTTAATTCATCCGGTTCTAAATCTTTAATTTCTTTGATACGAGTTAGTTCTATCCCAGTTTCTGCTGATAACATCCTTTTCAATACAGACACGCCAGTTGTCTCTAGACTGAAGAACGAAGTTTTATAGCCTTGAGACGCTATATTAAGCATCATATTAAGCGCAAACCCCGTTTTACCTACTGACGGTCTCGCAGCGATTACAATCAACTGTGTAGGTTCTAAACCACCTATTTTGTAATCCACCAGTTTATAACCTGTATTGATTTTTTGTTTTGGTTCTTCGCTATATAATTCTTCGACAAAGTGATCTACAATTTTTTTAGTCCCACTTTCTTCACTTGCACTAATTAAACTGACCTTTTGTAGTTTGTTAAGCATTTCATCAAAATTTTGTATATTCGGATCAGAATTGAATTCTTGTAATACGTTTTGCGTACGCTCTATTTGATAAAGATTGAGCAAATCTTGTTGATATCTTTCAAAGAATCCGTAACCTATAAATTTTGAGTTATACAAATTTGAAATGGTGTCCATATCTAGGAATGACTTATCTTTTGTGGTTTTTAAATAGATTTCGTTATGATCTACCTTACCGACTTCGAATACATATTCCATAAATGACTTCATACCATCATGTGAGAACATTTCCGGTCTCACACGTAACTTCTCAATTATGTCCGGTTTTTGAAGTAAACTAGCAACGATTGTACTTTCGATTTCATGACGTTCATTCATCGTCACTCACTCCAAACTCACTTAACTTCTTTCTGAAGTCGTCTAATATCTTTTTACGTTGTGCTACGTATTCTGGATCATTTTTCATTCTCCAACGATGTCTAGCAGTTTTTTCGTCGACAGGCTCTTCTTTTACGACTTTGACTTCTTTTCTCATTATGTTTGGAATACTAGGTGGATAAGGATTAGCATCATTGATATATTGCATTACTGTTTTTTTAGTCGGTTCATAATCCCCATTTTGGCTCAAAATGTTAACCCATGTTTCTAATTTAGGTCTGTCAAAGTCAATGTTGTATACATGTCTAATTGTCTTAATTACTTCTAGGGCTTGTTGTTTAGTCATAGGCATTAACTTTCATCTCCTAGCTCTTTCTCCATTTGAGCAATTACATCATCTGTTACAGTTTTTTTATTTTTAGGTTTAATTTTATTTTCAGCCTCTTTTTTATTCTTAACGTTCTCTTTAGCCCAGTTGTTTAACACTTTGATTAGGTAACCTGCATGACAACCTTTGTCTTTTGTATAATCAGTAGCTACTTCAACAACTTCATCTGCATGTTGTCCAATATCATCAATGGCATATCCTATCTGTTCCATTTGGTTAGGAGTTAAATTATGAGTAAGGTTACTCATGATGTAATTAATTGAGTTTTTGAAGATATCTTTATCTACTTCTTTTTCTCTTTCTTCTTCTACTTCTTTATCTTCTTCTATATCTGTTGCGTGACTGTCACGTGACTTCACGTGACTATCTAAAAGTTTTTGTTTTTTTCTTTGCTTTTGTTTACGCAAACGGTTTTGTTCTCTTATCTTTTCTAAACCTTCGATGTTCTGATGTTTTTCCCAATTAGATACTTTAAAGACACCATTCACTTCTTCAATCATGCTTAGCTTTTCGAATGTTTGTAACGCTAATCTTATTGAATTGATAGGTCTATTAAATTCGTTAGCTAACATTTCTTCGTTATAGGGTAGACTTTCGGATAACATAATGTATCCTTGTTCGTTATACTTTCCAGCTAATGTCAGCAACTTAACCCATAAAGTGATGATTGTATCTCGTTCTGGCAGTGCTTCTATATACTTGATTTTGCTATCATCGAACATTCCAACTTTTAATTTAATCCACGATACTTCAGCCATTTACTTCTCCTTTCAACATTCGGTTGAGTCGTTCATCTACGGACACCCAACTTTCATGTAATTTGTATTTCTCATTAAAACTATCTATACCTATTTGGTGCTGCTCTTTATGATGTCTTGAACATAGCGCTAATACTTTGTTGTCTGTGTGATCTATCTTTCGTCTGTTACGTCCTCGACCTACTGTGTGATAATGCGCAAGTTCTGCTCGTGGCGTTCCGCATATTACACAGTTACGATTGACTGTTGACCAGTAAAGGAACGCTTTATCATTTTTGAGTAAGTCACTTGTCTTATAATTAAGTGGTATATTGTTGTGAAACACCCAGTCGAGAATAACTTCTATAATTTGTTTAGCTTGTTCTCTTGTGCAGTCGCTCAATGAGAGGCGTTTTTCATAGCCGTAGAGGACTTCTACGTAATCCATGAACAAATACCTCATATAGTCACGGGGTTGTCCTGTATATGCTTCTATGTCGTTACAGAGCGCAAATATCTTTCTGCGCTGCTTATCTGTAATCTTGAATGGATCTACAACTCTTACATCTGCTTCCACTTCGTAACCATTGTCTAAAAGTAAAGACGTTTTGTTATCTAGTTCTACTCCTTTGATGACTACAGTAGTTGTACCGTCATCTTCTGTAATGTAGTTTTTAATTACTACCATCTAATCAGTCCAATCAGAACGGGAGATCTTCATCAGTTATATCGATAGGGCCCGTTGCATTTGCGAATGGATTTTTACTTTTTGTCTGTGTAGTATGTTCTTGTTGTTTTTGAGGTTGGTTGTTACCTTTGCTATCTAAGAATTCAATTCTATTTGCAATCACTCGTACTACTGAACGATTGTTACCTTCTTTATCTTGGAAACGGTCTTGCTTCAAGTTGCCCTCGATTAAAACTTTGCTTCCCTTACCGCAATAGTCGTTTAATAGTTGTGCAGTTTTGCCAAACGCTACGATGTCAAAGAATGATGTGTCATCTTTTTTGAATGGATTGTCCACTGCCATAGAGAAGTTAGTTACTTGTGTTTGTCCTGCTTGTTTAAGCTCTAAATCTTTAGTGATACGTCCTGTTAAAATAGTTAAATTAGTCATTCGAATTCTCCTTATCTAATTGTTTTAGTCCTGCATCTAGTTTTTGATGTGCATTTGCTATATCTTTTTTAGTAACTTTGTTAATGTTTTGAATACCTAACCAACGCATTGTTTTGTCTAGCGTTGCGTCTCTACCTTTTTCTTGAGATAAAGTTACAAACTGGTTGATACGTTCTTCTAATTCTGTAATGTCATTGTCGTTAGCACTTGGAAATTCTTCACCGTTGTATATATAAAGACCTAGGCCATGTAATGCTGCAGCTTTAACGAAACAACGTTTTTGAGCTTTATTAATATCAAATGTTGTCGCGCTACCCTTTGCTAAAGATTTGTTTCTAAAATCCAATACTGGAAGCCATTCTGTTTCAGTTTGTCCTTTTACAGTTACTGACACTTGCACGAAGTAACCCTCTGGAGTAGCTAAATAAGGTACAAAATAATTATCTAGTGGTACATCAGGGTGTACAAATTCATGCGTTTTAATACTGTAGTTGCTGTCTATCTTCTTTAATTCTTGATGAGCGTATGACCATGCTAGGTAGGTTAATCCATTTTTCTTTTCTACATGATCGTTAACATCTTTTTGATTTAATTGATTAAATAATGTTTCTTCAGTCATCTATCTCACCCTCAAACTTCTACTTTGTTTTAGTTCTACTCCTTTGAGTTCCAAGCCACCTTTAACAGCTTTCAACAACTCTTTTTTGTCTAACTTTGGTTGCTGTTCGATGTAGTATTGTTTAGGTATTAAACTTTCATCAGTGACATCTAAGCTAGGTGGATTGTTAGCAATACTGTACGAATTAAGCGCAGTTTTAAACTTTTCTTTACCTGTCTGCTCCATAACTTCCTGTAAACTTTCTTTTAAACGTTTGACGCCGTTTTGATTAGAAGTTTTACGTTGTCTTAAACGTTTTATTTCTTCATCTATAGCATTGTTATCTGCTTCTAAAGATTTAATAACTGCTACATATCCATCTGCTTTATCTTCGATAGCATCATTAATACTTGCTAGCGTATCTTTTAAAATTTGTTCATCTTCTTGTTCTGCAATAAGGTCGTAAACTTGTTGGTAACTATCTTTTAATTCAAATAATTTACTCATCGATTAAACACTCCCCTGCAATGACATCTTTTGCTAATTCAAAATTTCTTTGTAATTCTTTATCTGTGAAAAATTCGTAGAAATTCAGATGATTACAGTCACTTTCATATTTTTGAGAATAGTGCCAAAAGGTAATACCAACTTCTCCATTATCAAAAGTATGAAATTCTGCTTTCACTTTTTCATCACTATTCAAAATCAATTTATTTAAATCATTGGCCGTTTTTAATAATTTGCGTCTCAACTTGACTACCTCCGTATATTTTGATTAAATTAAGTTGTATATTTTGATTAGAGTTCGACTGTTACTTGTTGGCGCAAGTTTCAGTCTTTTTTGTTATCTCAAGCCACTTTTCCCAGAAGAATGTGCTAAAGATAAGGGTTAGCATTGAAATCCCTAATACTGTTGTGAAACCACCTTCTAAAAGTAATGTGATGATCATTGCGATAAACATAGTCATATAACTTAGTAAGTACTTCATCTTGTAACCTCCTTTTTACGATTTAAATTTTGTTCCATGTTTTCGTGCTATAATTCTTTTATCGCTACTGCGATAGATTGGGGGTGTAATAAATATGGGTAAATATTTAATAACTTATGACCTTAATAGTCCAGGTCAAAAATATACTGATGTACTTAAGGTAATTAGAAATGAAATATCAAATGGTTATTGTAGTTATTGGAAATCTGCTTACTTAGTAAATTCATCTTTATCAGTTGATGGAATAACTCAAAAAATCCAACCTTATTTAGATGATTCGGATAGACTATTAGTAATAGAAGTCAAAAATATTTATCAAGGTTGGCACGAAAAAGATGAATGGGATTTAATAAAGCGTATTATGAACGCATAGTCGCTTTTCCTTTTCTTTTCCATTTGCCATTAATAGAATCGTAATTGTATTTAGTTTCACCCTTAGCATTCCTAACTTCCTCGACCAAAAGTGCAGTTAGGAGTGCTATTTTAATGAGTTGTAGTTTGTTCATCGGTAAACCTCCTCTAAAGTGCCGTTTCTGGCACCATTAAATTTTGTTCTATAAAGTCAATTGCCGGTCTAATCTTGATGTAGCGTTTATGATTCTTGCCAAATCTGTACATACATTTCTCTTGGAACTCTTTATTGCTATAAACATGCTTTTCTAAATCGTTTTTAGAAATTCCACTTATTTTCACAAACTCGATAGCGTCCGCAAATCCAATGTATTCCATTGCTATCACTCCTTATACTTCGTTTTCAAAGTCCATTTCTAATTGTTTGATGACATACATTGTTGATTGAGATGGAAACCAATTTGTGATCATATTCATTACGTCATCGAAATGTTTTTGTTTTAATTGTGTTCTTGTTTTAATACCAGCCATCGTATTTACGTTACTGTTAATATCTCTATATAAAGGTTTGTTAACTTCTTTATTATTAGGTAGTCCGTGAATTTGTCTGATATAAGCAACGCGTTGATGAACTGTTTTTGTTATCAATCCGTATTCTCCTGCATCTAGCTTTTGATTTTCTTTGATATCAATAACATCTGCTTTCACTGTTGCAATTTCTTCTTTAGTTTGTTTTTGTGCGTCGAACATAAGTTTCAATGCGTCCATTGGATCGCTAGAAACTTGATAAGTACCTGTTTTACGAATGGAAGGTAAAACATCTTCGGTTACCCAACGTTTAAAACGTTTAGCTTTCTTTCTAATACTTTCGTTTTTACTTTGTTTAGCAGCGTCAAAAATCAAGCTGTATAAACCAGATTCGTTGATGATCACCATATTTCGTTTTTGACCTGATGCACTAACTTGGTGCGTCAGCTTATCTTCATCATCAACATGATTTCTAATTGCATTATCAGATCTTGTGTAACCTAATATTTCTGCCACGTCTTTACCTAAAAAATATGGTTCTCCATCTACTTCTATTTTTCTTACTGGTAAATCTTCGAAATTAAAAATTTGTAAATCTTGCATTTGAATTCCTCCTTTAATTTGTTTGTCGTTCTTTTTCAAAAAGATATTCAATGTCATACTCTGGAAAATATTCATTTTTAATAAGTAATGCCTCTCCAAATTTAAAATCAGAAACGCCATTTATCTTATCTGCTACCGTTTGGTATCTGACTTCTAATAAGTCTGCTAAATCAACCAGAGATACTTTTTTCTCTTTTCTAATATCGTTGAAATTCTTCAACATAGTACCCCTCCTAATACGAATTTTCGTATTTAAAATTATAATTTTTAGCAACCTTTCCGATTGCTTAACTAAAGTGTATACGAATTTTCGTACTTAGTCAACACTAAA